TTTCGTACTATAGGTAGTATAGTTTCTAAGTAATACAACCTCATATTAGGTCGTATATTTGCATTATTTCCTGAGTCTAGAAGTATTGGTGGTACTCCTAAAGATTTGAGAATGATTTTCTCATTTTCTTCTATAGAACTCTGAAAATCTAATTCTTTAAAGTTTACATTTGAAATTGAGTCTACTTCGAGACCCCCGTCCAGGATTAAAGGTCTTCGACCTCCAGCATCCGGTCGGTATCGAGTGCTCCAAGACTGAAGCATTCTTTCTTTAATCTTTTCTGATAAAGTATTAGGACTTTTTAGTACTAATCCGGGAACTGCCCCATTTTTGAAAAAATTATCTTGAAACTTTCTCATGCTTATCATCAGTTGCATAGTACGCAATGAAGGACTTATTCTAGGGACTCCTCTATATATAGAATAGAACGAGTTTTCTTTAACATGAATAATTTCTGACGGCTTATAATCAAGTGATGAATTAAAAGAGTAACTTTCTATATATGTTGTTTCACTTGCATTGATCGTCATCTTATCTGATGGAAGATGATATAAATGAACTCCATCATAGTAAATAAAAATATTGCCGTCTAAAATATAGTCTATAACCAAGTTTCGACGAAATGTATTTATGTCTTGAAACGGGTTTGGCTCTTGATTGACTAAAAGATCAACTTTAGATCTTTTAATGTTTTTAACTATACTCCTACCTTTAATGGCAGGACCGACTTTTGTTCTGATCTCAGCCGTATCGTCAACTATCATATTGACGCCACGATTTACTATCTCTAATTCTTCGTATGCTCGTTCGTATTGAGTGATAGGCTCACGACTTGGATCTGTTTTATGATCATAGTACTCTTGAGCAGGATTTAACTTTTCCTCTCGGTCTATTCCTAATAATCTGTCATACCATGCCATGTTTTGATCTCTGTATTTCTACCCAGTTTTCCTGCTTCTTAGCGGTAGCTAGTGAAGGGTCTTTACCGTAAATAGAATGAAGCTTTAAATGATGCTCATGGCATAAAGTAACTGTATGGTCATAGAGCTCTGCCGTATGCTCTTGTATAAACTCATCCCTAAATTCCAATACTTCTTCAGGAATCTTCTTGTGTTTTTTAACCCATTTATAAAGCAAAGGGCTTAAACTATAAAAATGATGAAAATCCAAGTTAGTTTCTTCACCACAAATATAACATTCAGTGCCTTTTTTATATCCTGATTTTGCTCTATCTCTGATATATTTTACCAGATCTCTTTTTAGCTCTATCACTAATTTATTACTCCAAATTATATCGAAGTTGAGGTTTTAAGTCAAGATTCTTTTTCGACTATGTGCTTTTAAAACGATGTGTGCACGGTCTCAAAAGAATACAAGGCATACCTCAAAGCATCTGCCATATGAGACGCGAAGTTGTGCCTAGGTTTCTCTCTTACTAAATTAGGATTTGGATCCCATTGATACTGATCCAGGCTCTTTAAAGTATGCTCACACTTCTGATCTACGATTAAATTATTGTTATCAACAATCGAAGCGACATGGCCAATTCCATCGGTCAAAGATTTTTTTGCATTGATGGTTGATATATCAAAATTTTGCGCGAAGTCAAAACGGGTCTGTTGCGCTGCAGAGTCGATATAAATGTAGTCTATATCCCACTTTTCTATTAACTTCCGTATCTCTACAGCGTGCTTCTCAGTAGTTCGTTCCGCATCTAGATATTCATCAAATAAATAAAATTTTTCTGAATCCCAATCATACCCTATTACACATAGTGCAGTCGGATCCCTATATCCTACGTCCATTCCGGCTATAATATCCATCTTGGAAGTATCCATACTTTTTAAGTCTGCGATACAAGTTTCAATATCGAAATTCCAAATTTGACCCTCATAAGTATTAAAATCAGCTTCGTATTCTTGTCTAAATTCCGCGTCACTCATTGTGCTTTTAGCTTCATTAATGTCTGATTGACTCATACGAGGGTTATCACGATAGGTAGCTTTAATGGATGCCCATTCTGGAAACTCGTCGTTAAATCCTCGATCATAGAACTCAGCAAACCAATTATTCTTACCACGCGGAGTAGATACGAAAATTGCTTTACTAGTTACCTTATCTAGTGTAGGTCTTAGTGCCACATTGAAGGCATCACGACCGTCTGCAGATAGTGCGGCTTCGTCAAATATGATTAAGTCATATGAGCGACCTACTGTTGAGTCTACTTGATTTATAGATCCCATCCTAACCGTTGAACCGTTAGACAATTCTATTATCTTGTCTTTCGCGTTATCTCTCTTGATTTCTAGATCAAAATGCTTGATAAGCGTTCTTTGCAGATCAAAAGAAATCTGAGACAACGCGTAGTTTGGTGAGATGATTAGTATATTAGAGTTCGGAACTAATGATACCAGCTGTCCTATTATATTGGCTATGTATGTCTTTCCTTGACGCCTCGATAGTGCTGCACAAATAAACCTGTATTTAGGGTTATTTATAGCGTTAATAATCGCTACCTGGGAAGATAGCGGAGTTATGCCGAGCAGTTCCAAATATGGAGCTACTGGAAGTTTGAGAAAGCGTGTCTCAGACTGTAAATCTAATAATTCATCGGAAGTTATATCCTTCCGACTTACTTGTATCGTCATTTTACCACCTACAGGAATAGAAGCTACCCCAACACCTGTTTCTATGATAATAATTAGGATAAGGGTAGTAATAGTATCCAGGGTCGTTAAAGTGCACAGATAACCCTATTTCAGGCATTGATGCACACGAAGTTAGTAAACAAAGCAATGCTATGTTTTGCCAGATCCTGTATTTGCGTATAAACCGAACCATGCTGCACCTGCTCCTACTATCACTGATATTAATGCTGACTGTTCCATTGTAGGAGCTGGTAGCCCCATGAACCACATAGCACTCATATACAGTAAATAGATATATGTTGTAATAAAAACTCTAGGGAAAATTCTCCAAGAGTCTACGGCTGCAGCCAAGTCTTTCACTCCTTGATATTTAGGAGGCGGGGGCGCTTCGCCTGCAGCCGCAGCATCTTCCAACTCGTCGATCTTCCGTAACATCGATTGATATTTATCTAGGTCTACCTGTACTTCGTTTCTGGTATAATCTTCAGTCACTACTTACCTCTCTTTTTGGGTTTCTTCTTAGGCTTTTTGCCATATCCTCTGCCTTTTGGCATAATTATCTCCCGAATTTTCTGTGCTTTTTATAAGCAAAATATCCAAAACAAACTAAAAGCAGCCATGTACACCAATTTATGAATCTAAACCCATTAACTGCTATAGCCGCTTCTCTAAAAGTCATATCGCATTCTGCCCTAGTCATTCTAGGGCCTTCTTCGCCGGAAGCAAATCTCAATTTCGAAAATCTATAAGCGAAATCGTGGATAAGTCCCGGTATTAGTAATAATCCTATGGGATTTAATATGAACCAGAAGATTCTAGGGATAGATGCCCCGTCAAAGATAAATCCGTGTGGAATTACAAAATCTTCCCCATTAATGGTAAAATACCAATCGTGTGCTAATCTCCACTTTCTACTATTAGTTAGCCATATCCATATCTTTCTAAAAAAGCCTTTATTCCTAGTAGGAATAGGTAAGGGTTGGATCAAGGGCATTTTATCATATTCTAGGATCATTCTTCGTATAGCTCCCACTCATCATCGTCGTCTTCATCAGGCTCAACGGGGTCTTCCCCCTTAATATAAGCTAATGCTGCCTCTTCACTGTCAAATCTTTTTACAGGATCTGGTGGGGAAGTAACATACCATATACCACGTTTTGAATGTATTTTCATTATTTCACCTCAGTATAAAACTTGTGGGAGCCAATCTGTAAATAATCAGTTGTAGCCCACTTTGGAAAAACATCATTAGAGTGATACCACAGTGCTCCACCAGTAATATCGGGGAGTCCTATTCCGTGAACCCAAGTAGCTATAGTAACTGCCTCAGCCCACTCCTTAGTTTCTCTTGGTATGTCCGCTAAGCCATCACAAAACCAACTAAATTGACATCGATGTCTTTTCGGCCATTGTCCTAAGTATTCTGCTTGATAAACTACGTCACAAGCGTTATCTGGGAAAATAGGAGATTCCACACGGTTCATAACTACCGAACCTACGGCTACTTTACCCAAGAATTCTTCGCTGCGTGCCTCGAAATAGACATTCAAGGCTACGCAGAGTATGCCCTCTGCAATCACATCAGTAAAGAAACAATAATTCCAGCTAGAAAGAGTATAGTAGTGGCGCCTCCCGCCCTAATTGTACTTTCCATTCTACTTAGTTGACGTTCTATTTCCACTAGACGTGCGAAATTGGTTTTCCAACGCTCTTCACACTGGACTTCGTGAGATACTAGTTCTAATTCTAGCTTTCTTACTCGATCATCTGTACTAATCGTTTCCATTTAGCAGTTTCTCCATCAATTTACCATAGTTTCCTTGTCCGAAAGGTATCCCTTCATTAATTTGGACATTAGTCATACTTTTAATGTTAGTTTGATTTATTTTTTCTAGGTCTGCTTGCGCTTTTATCTCATCCATTCGCATTTTATGGGCTTGTTGCAGTAGATCTGCTAAATCTTTGCTAGAGTACATACCGGTTTCTTGCGCTTCATCTAGTTTTGATTGAATCATCTCGTCCATTACAGTTGCAATGTTCTGTCTGTTCCTATAACCTAGATCCAAGTACACAGTATCAATGTATTTCTTGACCTCGCGTTTGTTTAAAGTCTCTACAACTTTATTTTCTGCTACCTGAAGGGACTCGGATACTGCTTTTATGTTACCAAATTGTAAATAGGTATTAGCTACCTCAAGTCCTTCAGGAGATATGACTGTTAATTCTTTAGACATTGAGATATTATATCTAAAAATAATTTTGAAGTCAAGTATTTTTTTCCTTGGGTGGATGAGTCTGCTGAGTTTAGCACCTTTTTTGGTTTGTGAAATTCTTTAAGTGGTACATGGAGATGGGCGCGCGTGAGCTGGGAAACAGGTAGTCTAATAACCGCCCCATGCACTACCGGCCGCCCGTAAGTCATTGATTTCATTGAAGTTTTTTAAGAGGGGTCAGGTCACTCATTAAAGATCGCCTGGATGCGAATGATTCTCATTTACAAATTGTTACAATTTATTACAATAAACTTCTTGACTATAAAGCGGGGATATGGGATAATAGCTTTAATGAATAGGCAAATAACAACGCGACAGAACGACAGAAAAATACGACAAACGGTATTGCTTTTTATCGCAAAAGCGCGTAGAATATGTACTATGAAATCAACTAACCAGTCAACTAAATGCGAGGTGCAAATGACAAAGACGGTTAACTATACCAGCGAAATGGTATCTGAGATGGCGGCTCAAACTCCGCTGAACCTAGAGAAAGCGAAAGCTCTTTCTATTCAACTTAATAGGTCTGTAAGATCTATTATCGCAAAAGCGAAACGCGAGGGTATTGATTACGTTAGCGTGAAGCCTGTAGCTAAAAGGGTTAAGGGTAAAACCAAAACCGAATTGGTTGCGGTTATCGCTTCAAAAGTAGGCGCTGATTCTCTCGAAGGATTGGAAAAGGCTCCTGCTATAACCCTCGGAAAACTGTTAGAATGTCTCTAGCGGTTTCCCTTAACTGGATAGGAGCAGCGGCCTTGGCTGCTGCTCCATTCATCATCGAATACCAATGGGGTCAGGTGCTTGCAATTATCGGCCTTACTCTATTGACTCGCCAAGCCATAGCAAATCGGTTATGGAATTTGGTAATGCTTAACACAATAGGTATCATCGGATATCTATCTAACTTCATAGGATAACATGAAAACAATTACATCAAAAACAACTCCCGTTATGTCTGGGTACCCTTACAGGAAAAAGACTAATGACGGCGTGAATTATCTTTGGCAATTGCTCAACCCTGAAATGGTCGAAGGCGTTTTAAACGGCTACGATATTACTAAAATGGGATTTGCCAAAAGAACATATAAGGGCGGCTATGACGGCGTAGAAAATCGCATTAAAAATACCCTTGCTGATATGGAAAAGAAACTGAACCTGAGAAGGGGCATTTTAAAAGCTACGGTTATTCGCCGTAAAGATGGAACCTATGACGATGCTTTATCGGCGGAACAATATTTCCAAAAGAGAAACGAAGCCGCTAAAATCAAAACGCTTTTAAATGCGGCCGTTAATGCTTGGAAGGTTGAAACCGCAAAAAACGGTGATTTATCAATTGCAACGGATTACAAACGAACAATTGGCGGCCATACTGAATTCGTAATTATGGATTTAAAAAAAGCGGTTGCAAAATTCGCAAATGCTTGGAGAAAAACCAACCGCAAAATCGGATTTGAAATTGTAACATGGAAACGTGAAAACGGTAAATTTGGTTGTCCCTACGGCGATTCTGGAATTAATGACGAGGAGCCAAACCTGTGAAATATGTAATATTCGATTTAGATGCGACTGTGATCGATTCATCACATCGCCAAATCACAAAACCAGATGGATCACTTGACCTTAGAGCATGGAAGAAAAATTCCACTTATGACAAGGTAATGCGTGATTCACTTCTCCCTCTTGCAAACCATTGGAAAACAATACAGGAAAAAAGAAATGTCTATATTGCCGTTATTACTGCTCGTGTTATGGCTGATGCTGATCACGATTACCTCAGATTCAAACGATTGAAAGCCGACAGAATTATGTCTCGCGCTTTTTTCGATCATAGACCAGATCACATAATGAAACGCCAGAAAATTCTGACTTTTCTTTTCGATAACAATATCAAAGACTGGTCAAAAGTCACATTTTATGATGACAATAAAAACGTCTTGGAAATGCTTTTAGATTTGGGCATTAACGCAAAAGATTCACTAAAAATCAATAGGGAGCTAACAAAATAATGTTTGCTGATATGACAAAAGCTCAACGGCTACAAGCGGAGATAAATGTCGCTTTACAAAGCGCGGATTTTCCGGTTGCCGTTATTCTCGAAGGTAGAGACGGCGCGGGTAAAACTGGCGCGATTCGGGTAGCAACCGAATACCTACCATTTTCTAAATATAAGATTATCCATTCTCGAAAGCCTAGCAATTCTGCTATGGCTCAATGGTTGCAATATTGGAAATGGCAACTACCAACTACAATCGGAGAAATATTTTTCTTTGATCGCTCATGGTACTCTCGCGCATTATGTCAGCGATTGAATAACTGGGCATCTGATCGCCAGATTGAAAATTTCCTGCGAAGCGTTGAAGATTGGGAAATTAACCAACAACTAGACGGACTCAGGATTCTAAAATTCTGGCTTTCTATTTCCGAGGATACTCAGCAAGCGCGATTAACTCGCAGAATTGATTGTCCTTTACGCGGTTGGAAATTTTCCAAGAATGATGCAAACGCTTTGCAAACCTACAATTTAATGTCTGTAGCAAAAAATGACATGATGGCTTGCTCTAATGATTGGATAGAGGTTGATTTTAACGATAAGGAATCTGGACAGATTCAAATGCTTGAAGAAATTAAAAACTTCATAACTGAGGAAAAACGCAAATGAAAAAACATAGAGGTTATTTTGATTCTGTGGCAACCGGCACTTGTGGCGTAAAGCCAGACGGCTCGATTGTTACTAGAAAAAGCACTTTCTGGAAATGGATTGGCTGGCCGGAATTCTGGCGCTACTTTTGGTTTGGCTTTAACATAACGCTCGGCGCGTTTATTGGTGTTGCTATTTTCTACGGATTGGCTTATGGGATTCTACTTTTGGAACCTACGCTATGATCACACGACTAGAAGCTAGAAAAAATTGTGACGCATATATTAAAAGCTATACTCGCCTATATATTCGCATTAATTGGTGGTATGCAAAACCAGAACCGTTTTGGTTTCTCAAAATTGGGGAAACAATACGAAATCCTCTAACTAGATGCGATGAAGATAGCGGAAACTGCGTAGCTATTGGCTCAATGAATCCCGCTGTTACTGAGAAAAAAATGCTTGCATATGCTAGAAAAAACTACAACCAAACTGATTTTGGGATGGGAACTTATTGGCATTGGAAAGAGTGGTTTGAAGGGCCGGTAGGCAAGACAGAAAGTTTTGGCAATTGGAGAAAAAATGCTCACGCTTGGGAGGCTGCTGAACACTTAGCCGAAAAATTTGAGCTTTCTATTATCGAGGCGTCTACGGTGCGCGTTTACTAAAGGGGTCGCGCCTCACACATTGGGGCGCGGTAAAAATTCAAGGGGCGCGGCACTGCCGGCGCGCACTGCTGCACTGTGGGGGCGCGAATGCGAACGATTCGTATTACCATTTAGATTCGCATTCTCATTTAAATTGCCACCTCTTGCCAAACGCACGCGTTCTGCGCCAAAGTGCAAAAGTGAAGTGGTAATTAAATGCCCCGCGCCGAAGTGCGCAAACGAAGTAGTATTTAAATGGTCCGCACGGGTGTGTCAAGTGTTATTTCGAGGTTTCCTGCAATTAGTGTGATTTTGGCTAGGTCCGCTCAGCCCCTGACCCACCCCGGTATTATAGCAGAGTCTCAGCGGGTGTGTCAAGTGTTAAATTGGGCAAACCTGGAATAATTTCGGGAAATTTAGGCAGATCCAGGCAAAAAAGACTTGACAACCCCGCGCACGCCCCCGCGGAATTCCCTGGAGTTCTTTTTCGACTAACCTGGAAATAATCCTTGACAATTTAGTGCTATTGTGAGATAATAGTTTTTCAAAATTAGGAAAAGCCCTGCCTTTGAGACCACAAACAGACCGGATAATGCAATA